ATCCAGTCAGAGACCCCATCAGCCGTCAGCGGTGAGTGGACGTGGTTCGATCTGGACACGAGCATTGCATCCATCTACTTCCGCGTCTTGGCCACCAGCGGCGTCCTCTCGGCCTCTCAGGTCTATCTGGGCAACACGCCGACCGAGATACCCCTATCGCGTATGAACCGAGACGACTACACGTCTCTGCCCAACAAGTTTTTTCAGTCATCTCGGCCCCTGCAATTCTGGTTCGACAGGCAGGTCCGTCAGCCCATCATGCACATGTGGCCAGTGCCAGATAGCGCCGCCACCACCAGCCAACTCGTCGTGTGGCGTCAACGCTACATCATGGACGTGGGCAGCATGACGCAGGAGGTCGAGGTGCCCCAACGCTGGTACGAGGCGATGGTGGCAGGTCTAGCCGCAAGAATGGCCATGGAGCTGATCGAGGTCGATCCGGGCATCATCCCCATGCTCGATCAGAAGGCGGCCATCGCGCTCAACATCGCACAGATGGAGGAGCGCGATAACTCGCCGATGACCATTTCTCCAAATATCGCAATGTACACGGTCTAGCGCCATGCCAGTTTTCCTCGACACACGCGGCAAGACCACCCTCGGCATCGGCCTCTGCGCCCGGTGCAGTCGCAAGTTCAGCCTCGACGACCTGATGCCAGATGGCAACATTCCGGGGCTTATGGTCTGCCGCGCAGACCGCGACGACTACGACCCTTACAGACTGCCCGCCCGTCAGACCGAGATAATCACGCTGCGCTTCGTGCGCCCAGACGTGCCGTTATCCGCATGATGTGCTGGTCAAACCCCGTTCGCGCTGCCAGTGCGCAGAACTGGCTCGGCGTTGCTCCCGCCGAGGTGAAGCGCTGTCGTGTGTTCGTCCCCGCACTGACGGCGCTTCTTCCAATTTCATAACCTAAAGTAAGGCTGCGTATCATGTCTCTAGCGATGGATTATCAAACACACAACAAGGCCATTGAAGTTGCGGCCCAACTCGACACGCACGAGGCCGTGTGTGCCGAGCGCTACCTCGGCATCAATGCGCGCCTAAAACGCCTCGAGGGCATCCTGATCACCTGCGCCGGGACGATGATCGTCCTGCTGCTAGGCATAGCCTTTAAGATAAACGGATGAACCTAAGCCCTCACTTCACGCTGGAAGAGATGATCAAGAGCCAGTCGGGCGACCGCGCTGGCATTGACAACCTACCTCCCCCTGCGTGCCGTGAGGCCCTGCGCGCCCTGTGTCTTCACGTCCTCGAGCCGATCCGCGAGCGCTTTGGACCCGTGGTAATCAACTCCGGCTACCGGGGGGCTGAGCTTAATCGTATGGTGGGTGGGTCGGCATCCAGTCAGCACTGCTCTGGCGAGGCTGCGGACATCGAGGTTCCGGGCATGTTCAACGCAGATTTGGCGCGTTGGATGGAGAAACACCTCGAATATGACCAGTTGATCCTTGAGTGCTACAAGCCGGGTATCCCAAGTTCGGGATGGGTTCATGTTAGCTACAAGGCCCTCAAGCCAAACCGCAATCAGGAACTGACGGCCACGGTCGTCAATGGTAAGATGCAGTACACGCCGGGGATCGCGAAATGATGAAATTTATTAAGGCTCGCCTGAGTGAGCGCTCAACATGGCTACTGATCGGCACCAGCGTAGCGGCTGCGTCTGCCCTGATCGCGCCTTGGTCCTACGTGTCAATGGCCGTTGGGGCAATCGCGGCCCTTATTCCTGACGGAGATATCAGCCAATGAGCAACATGGCCATAATCATAAGCATCGTCGTCGGGGCCTTCGTCCTAGGCTGTTTAAACGGTTACGCCATCAAAGACGGCGCGTCCAAGGCGGCGGCGGCCAAGGCGTTTAAGGCCGCAGAGGGCCAACGCATAGTTTTACAGGGGCAATTAGATGTGGTCTCGGCGAAGTACGAAAAAGAACGTGAGCGGTCCACCCGCTTGGCTATGGCGCGGACTAACACCGTCAGAGAGTTCTACCGCACGGCTCCTCCAGTGGACGCTTCTTGCGCTGTTCCTGACCCTATGTACGGGCTGCTCGTCAATAGTGTCCGTGACGCCAATGTTGCCGCCTCCGGCGAACTTGGCGATGGATTGCCCAAGTCTGCCGCTCCCGCCGTCGCCAGCGGTCGATCCAGAACGCCTCATTTGGGAGACTGAGATAGTTAGCAAATATGCTGACTGTGCCACCCGCCACCGTCTAGCCATAGGGGCTTGGAAGGTTGCTGCGGAACCGAAGAAAAAGTGATAGGATAGCCCATGGCCACGACCACCACATTCACGACGCTAAAAGAGGACGTGCAGCGCTACCTAGAGCGCGGCGCGACCTATGCGTCTGATCCCGTGGTCTTTGAGCAAATCCCGCGCCTCATCAATCTGGCCGAACGCCGGATCGCGCGAGAGCTTAAGGTCGAGGGTTTCATCAATGTGGTGACCGGAAATTTCGATGCAGGTGTAGACGTGTACGCCAAGCCAGATCGCTGGCGCGACACGGTGTCCATGAGCATCGGCACCGGGGCATCCAACAACACCCGCGCACAGCTTTACACGCGCAGCTATGAGTACATGCGCTCATATTGGCCTGACAACACCGTCACGGGTCAGCCGCTCTTCTACGGCGAGTATGACTATTCGCACTGGCTCATCGTGCCCGCGCCAGACGCGGACTACCCCTTTGAAGTGCTCTACTACGAACTGCCGCAGCTTCTGGACGAGAGCGTCCAGACGAACTGGCTGACCGAGTACGCCCCGCAGCTTCTCCTCTACGGCACACTGCTCGAGGCCACGTCCTTCTTGAAGAACGACGAGCGCATCGCGGTGTGGCAGACGCAGTACGACCGCGCGGCACAGATGCTCAACGGAGAAGACCTCTCCAAAATTCTTGACCGTTCAGTCGCTCGCAAGGAAACCTAGGTCATGTCATTTACACAGACTTTCGGCGGCACGACCATCTACCCATCGGACGTGTCCTATCTGGCCCTCGCCCTGACGGCCAACACGACGCTTGAGTGGCCTCTGGAGCGCGGCACGGGCAGCAATCTGGTCGCCAGCATCATCGACATCACGCCGACCGGCGCGTTTGACATTGTACTCCCCAGCGCCCTGCTCACGGGCGTGGGCCAGACGGTTCTGTTCAACAACCTCGGCCCGAGCACCGTCACGGTCAAGGGCAGTACGGGTTCAACGCTGCTGTCTCTTGCGTCCGGCGAAGTGTGGCAGATTTACCTCACCAACAACTCAACCGCAGCCGGATCGTGGCGCACGTGCCGATACGGCGCGTCCACGGCGCAGGCTCAAGCGTCCGCTCTGGCTGGCTTCGGTCTTGTGGCCATCGGATCGGTACTGGCTCAAGCCAGCACAATCAGCAGCACGTCAATCACGCCTCAGACCCTCGCTACGGCAGATCGCGCATCGACGTATGTCTGGACGGGCGGCCTTGGCACGTTCAACCTGCCCAGCGCCATCGTGGTCGGCAATGGCTGGTTCTTCAACGTCCGCAACGGCGGCACGGGCGACCTGACGCTCGATCCTGCGGGCGGGGAGACGATCAACGGATCGGTGAGCATCGTCTTGTCCCCCAACGACAGCGCGGTCATCGCCACGGACGGAACGAGCTGGTACACCATCGGCCTTGGGCAGCAGGCGATCTTTGCCTTTGACTTCACGTCGATTAGCTTGGCTGGTCTGGGCAACCCGTCCGCGACCACGGACTACACCCTTTCAGGCACCGAATTGAACCGGATTGCGTACACCTTCACGGGCACGCCGCTGGGCAATATCAACATCGTTGTACCCTTTACGGTACAGCAATACTGGATGAGCAATGCCACGGGTGGCTCATTCATCCTGAGTCTTTCGACACTTGGCGGCACCACGGCGCAGATCGCTCAGAACGCTCGAGCGATCTACTACTGCACCGGATCGCAGATCGTTAAGGCAGACACGTCCACAGGCTTGCCTATCCCCGTTGGCGTTGCACAGGGCGGCACGGGTGCCATAAACGCTAATGACGCCCTGACGAACCTTGGAGGCACCACGGTCGGTAAGGCCGTGTTTACGGCTGCGTCTGAGAGCGCTGCACGGACGGCAATGTTTGCGGCGATCTTTGGTGCCAACAGCGACATCACGTCCCTCAGTGGCCTCACTACGCCTCTGAGCGTGCCACAAGGCGGCACAGGGCTAGCGACCTTAACAGCCAATAACGTGATCCTTGGCAATGGCACTTCTGCACCCGCCTTCGTTGCCCCCGGCACTAACGGCAACCTCCTCACATCCAACGGCACGACTTGGCAGTCAACGGCACCCGCAGCGGGCGGCTTGAACGCAGCCACAACCAAGACGGCCAACTACACGGCTGTAGCGGGCGACGTGCTGGCCTGTAACACCATCACCACGGGTGCGTTCTCGATCACTTTGCCCGCCTCGCCCACTGCGGGTCAGAAGCCCATTATCATCTTCGACAGCGGCACGACGGACGTGATCAACGGCTTTGCGACCAATAACCTGACCGTGCTGCGTAACGGCTCAACAATCAACACGTTGTCTGATGACGTAACCTTCTCAACCAAGGGCGTCAGCGTTATCTTCGAATATATCGCGGCTACGTGGAGAATGAGAATTGGTTAACGCAGCCGACCTTCTCAATTTCGGCACCACGGGCCTAGCGGTTGGAGACTGGCTGTACTCTGCCTATGCGCGGACGGCACCGGGCTATCTGCCTCTGGACAGCTACACGACTAGCTATCTGGTGTCGTCCTATCCGGCCTTGGCGGCGATTGTTAGTCCGGTGGTTGCGCCTGTGACTTATGCGGCGACGGCTAGGACTTTGCCTTCGTCGCAACAGTGGCAGGGTGCTGCTTATGGCAATGGTGTTTTTGTTACGGTGGCCACCGGACCATCCACTGTCGCCGCTTCGTCCCCTGATGGCATCACTTGGACGCAGCGCACGATGCCTTCTTCTTCTCAATGGTATGACGTTACT